TTGTTGGGTATTGGCCCAGCTTACTCCGTTAGTAGTAATTGGGCTGTTACTATAATGGCCAGTGCCCATATTCCAAGAGCTATATATAGGGTAACACTGTAATGTATATTCTAAGGGAATATTAGAGGCATAAGCTAAAAATAATTTTAAATTTGATTGCCATTGGTTTCCTGATATTTTGTTATTTATTATATCTGTTAGTTCAGATTGGTTAAATTTAATAACAGGGCGAGAGGCATATGCTGTCTGGTTGTTATATACTGTAGAAATTTCTAAGATTTCATCCAACCCAGTATTTTCAGTAGGGTATTGAGAATATAAAGTAGCATCCTTTTCAGGAAAAATTTTATAAACGGCCATTTGTTATAAATATCTAAATTAGAAAGATACTACTCTTCCTTGAATATCGCTGTTAGGATATTTTATTTCAAATATAGAAGGATCTAATGATGGATAAATTATATCATTTTGGTTAGCTCCAACAATGTCATATGCATATTGAGAATAACCATCAATTATTCCAGATTTATTTGTTATTTCAATATTTTTAACATTTTGAACCCCTTGAACTTTGCTTAATTCAATATATAAATCCTTTAACACAATTGGTTGATTTATAGACCATTTTTCAGTATTAAAATATGTTTTTAATGAATTAATACAATTTATCAATACTTCGCTTGAATTAAAATTAGGTAAAACAACAATTTCAAAATTTACACCAATATTGATGATATAAGCATCTCTAATTCTAACTGAATCATTTATTATTCTGTATTCGTATAGATAGGTTTTTAGATTATTTTTAACAGTATTAGAAACTGTTGTTAATGTCCCATTAGAATTATATCCTAAAACATATATATCTAATACTGAGGGTGTTTCCCCTATTTGAAGATTTTCTATTTTAACAGGTTCAGCATATGCTTTTGCTATAGATCCATAATTAGAAGGCATTGATAGTGATCTAACTAGGTAATCAGCTTGGGTTACATTTCGTAACTGAGATTGGAAAGTGACTAATGAATTTTGTCTAATTTCTTCTAATGTATCACCATCTGATCCTCCAGAGGCTGCCTCAAAATTATTTACAGCTACTGTTGAAAATATATAATTAGCTGTTGTAGGATCTAAATTATTATTAATAAAAGAAACATTAGATGAATTAACTAATTGAGTCAATGTATTTGAGTTAACATTTGATTGAACCCCACCTCCTACTAAATATCTTACAGTTAATGTAGTATTTGAGGGAGCTATACCATAGGTATCGGTTTGTAAAAAATTAGTTGGATCAAATGCTGTAGTTAGTTTGGATTGTTTATATGGTAGACCTAAACCAACATTATCAGAATTAGGTACTATAATTTCATCAATATCTGATGTAGTACCTGATCCGAATTGGAGTTGTAAATTTCCAGTTGATGTAAAACGACTTACAAATCTTCTTGGTGTTTTTCTTAGTCTTAACAAATATGGGGCATCTCCGTCTTGATAAGTATTAGGATCATTAGTATTTGTATTTCTAATACTTTCATAAATCATTTCTTGACCTAAATAAGGAACTTCATACCATATATTTCCATCAGAATCAACAATATCTAATATTTGAATTATATTACTATCATTTAAATTAACAGTAGAAAAAGATTCAGGAGCACCAAAGGTAAATGTAGTTGATTTAATTTGAGCAGATATTGCTTGTCTTGTCTTTTTTAATAAAAAATATTGAGGGTTACCTCCCGAGGTTTGATATACTGTTAATTCGGTAGGATCATTTGAACTTGAAAAAGCAAAATTAACATTATCTTGAATTAAAAATATATTTCCACTATTATCATTAGATGATATTTGGGTATTTTCAGCTAACTGTAAAGTATAATTATAATCAGGAATATAAACAGACCCACTTAAAATTGATGGAATTTGTTGGTATATATCCATATTTACAGTAGCAGCTTTAGTAACTTTAGGTCTATAACCTAACATATATGCTAGGGTATATATATTTTGGTTTTGTTTAGCATACTGAATAAAGGTTTCCTGTACTTGGTTATCTAGATAAAATGATAAAACATCGCCAACATAAGATGCCATTTCCATAAATAACATTCCCGGAGATGATGGGCTAAAGTCATTATAGGTATTAGGGAAATAAGTCTTTGTGTAATCAATTAAAAGATTTTTTAGTCCTTGAAAATCCCTGTTAAAATATTTTATATCTTTATTATTGGCCATTATTAAAATTTATTTGTAAGTTATCATTTATTCCTGTATTTATAATGTTATAATTAATGTCTATAAATACTGTGTTGTAATCATAGTTAGGAATAACTTGAACATTTGCCTGAATTGAAGGAAAATACTTTTGTATATCTGATTCTATTTTAGAGGCAATGTCTTCTAGGTTTTGATCTACTAATTGGTTAAAAATATAGTTTCTTATACCAGCACCAAAAGTAGGATTTAAAGGACGTTCTCCGGGGTTGGTTAGTAAATAATTAATTAAATTATTTCTAATAGCATCTTTAGTAGTAAATGTAGAATCAAAAGTTGATGGTGCATTAAAAGGAAGAGCAACCCCAACGGCTTTACGAGGGTTTTGATCTATTGGGAATATTTTTTTAGCACCAAAAGCCATTATTTAGCATTCATTAAGGCCATAATTTGGTCTAATCCTACATTTCCTTCAGGCAAAGTTCCATTTGCGGGGTCTACCATTCTTGGGGAGTATGTTCCTGTATCGGATGTTGTTTTTGAGATTGAAGAAGCTCCAGGAGTAAATTCACTCATCATCTGTGCATAAAATGATCTAGATTTTGCTGATAAGTCATTAACTGGGGGTGTTTTTGTTTCGTTTACAGTTCCAAAATTATTTGTTCTAGTAGGTGTACCTTCTAAGGTTAATTTAGGTGAGCGCACTGCTTCTAAAAGAATATCTTTTAATTCTTCTTGGATTGCTTCCCTTACGGCTTCTTTAATTAATTTTTTAAGACCTTTAGTATCCATCGTTTATAAATATTTATTTAATCTGCTTTTAAATTATCTCTGTCTATTATTAGTTTTAGTTCTTCAATTAAAACTTGATCATCTAATGTAAATGATAATTGTGTTTCAATTAATTTAACTCCACTTTTATTACTTCCTATTGCTCTCCTTCTGGTTAATTTTTCACTAAATGGAACTTCTTCAATCTCAAATGTAAATCCTTTATAAGTATTATCATTATCACTTGAATTTAATTGATCCGTTATATCAGTTAATGAAGGATTAATACCTAATAAATTAGCATAAGGATCACAAAGTAAAATTATAATATCTAATATTCCTAATAAATTAACTGTAGTTTTGATGTATCCACTAGTAATAGTTAAAGGCATGGCTGCCGAATCAAATATTGCTTTTAATTTAGATAATTTAGGAGAACCATCAGTTGTATATAATATAGATAATTTAGTTGCTAATAAATCATTTAATGTTGATGTTATAACACCAGGTATACCAGGAGGAGCAGGAACAAATTTAGCAGCTAATGATGTTGCTTTACTTGCTATATCTAAAACCTCTATTAGTGTTAAAGAAATATTATAAGCACTTAATTGAGCATTTAACGATGAATTAAATGAATCTAAACGAGTTCCTATATTATTTAAATTATTAGTTAATCTGTTTCTTAAAATAATTATTTGATCTAATTTTTCTTTAGGAGGACATAGATCGAGTAATGTTTTAGGATCTATATTACCATTTAATATATCTTGAATAAATTTAGGGTCTGTACCTAATTTATCTGCATTTTTTAGTCCTATATCTTTAATATAAGATAAAATTTGGGGTTGAAATTGGTTAAATATTTGTAAGCCTAATTTTAATATTAATTGACCAAATTTGGCTGAGCCTTTAGCTTTTTGATTTTCAGGTACAGACTGTTCGACAACTTTTAAATTTTGTTGTTCTCTAGCTAACTCAGTGTTTTCTTTATTGCGTTGAGCTGCTTTTTCCTGTCTGCGTTTTTTTATTTGATCAAAAGATTCAGCCATTATACAGTATAAATATCGTCAGACAAAATATTAGAGGTATTAACCTTATTTAAAGCATTTTTTAATGTTTCAGCAGCTGAAACAATAGCAGCCAATTGAGTTCCTGAAGGTTGTGATATTTGAGATGCACAAATTGTAGCAAATGTATTTAGTGCTGTTATTAATGTGTCTAATTGAGTTTTTAAAGTATTTCCCAAAACAACCTGTTCAGTAGCATCTTTACTACCTAAATATATTTTAGATGATTCTAGTATAATATCACCATTAGTGTCGAAGTTTATAGAAGAATATGCGCTTAAGTTAATAGATTTATTTGAATATAACAATATATGGTCCTCACTTGAATTTAATACTAATCGGCCAGATTTAATTAAAATTTGAGGTTTATTATATTCTTGAACAGATATAGGTTTATCTTTCTTATAACTAGGATATGATGAAGGTAAAGGTAAAATTAGTTTTTGAGTTGAAGTTAACCACATTGAACTAGGAGTAGTATTTGGGTGTTCTTCTGTTGGTAAAAATCCTACAGAACCAGTATATTGACCTGTTCTTAAAATTAAAATTGGATCACCATTATTACTCCCATTAGACCAGTTATTTAATGGTTGAGAACCACTTATAACAGTGGAACCAAATCTAATTGAATTACCCCATCTACCCTCTACAATAACATCACCCTCGTATTTGGTTAAAGGTTGAATATTAGATTTTTCTATAAAAGTATTCCCTAAATTAATTTCAGTAGAACCATCTTGTACTCTTCTAATAGCACC